GACAATCCGCACAATCTTGGACTGTTGGTCAGCCTTTCTTTTACAAGTTTAATCCCTGGGCATCTTTCTGTGAAAACTCTTTTGTGAGAGATAAGATCAAGAATTACGAATTGCTTAGGATGAAACTTAACGTCAAGATGGTTATTTCTGGTACAAAGTTCCATTATGGACGTGCTCTTGTTGCCTACAATCCTTTTACAGCGGGAGATCAGGTCACTGTTGACCGGAACTTCATTACGCAGGATTTGATTCAGGCATCACAGAAGCCACATTTCTTTCTCAATCCCACCAAGAACACTGGCGGTGAGCTCAGCTTGCCCTTCTTTTGGCCAAATAATTACCTACGAATTCCGGAAGGTGATTGGCGAGATATGGGTGAAATTGTGATTTCATCTTTTGGCAATCTATTACATGCAAATGGTGGTGATGATCCAGTTACCATTACTACCTACATTTGGGCTGAGGATATCGTTCTTACGGTTCCCACAGCCTCCAGTCCGCCGCCTACTGTGTTGACTTCACAGAGTGGGCGTCGTATGAAGAGCATGTCAGGTAAAGATAAGAACAATAAAATAGGAGCTCGCGACGAGTATGGGCAAGGAATCATTTCTAAACCCGCAACAGCTGTCGCAAAAGCTTCTGGTGCTCTTTCTTCCTTGCCTCTGATTGGTCCTTATATGAGGGCCACTGAAATTGGAGCCAATGCCACGAGTAGAATCGCTCAACTGTTCGGTTATTCACGACCAAATATTGTTTCAGACATTCAGCAATTCAAGCCATTACCCACTGGCAATTTGTCTAATACTGATGCTGCTGATGGAGCAATGAAGTTGACACTGGACAGCAAGGCTGAATTAACAGTTGATTCGCGCACCGTCGGGTTGGATGGAACTGATGAGATGGGAATTTTGGATTACGTAACTCGTGAGTCCTATCTCACTCAGTTTGAATGGTCCCCTTCCGATAGTGCAGACACGCTACTCTGGAATACTCGGGTCCTACCCATGCAGCTCGATAATGTCCAAGGTGAGATTCACATGACGCCTCTGGCGCATATGTCCACTTGCTTTGAGAGTTGGCAAGGTTCCCTCAAGTTCCGATTCCAAATTGTGAAGAGTGATTTTCACAAGGGTCGGATTCTAGCTAGATGGGATCCCAACCAGTTTTCCTCTTCAGTTGATTACAACACGAATTATTCTCGTGTTATTGACATCGCTGAGACAGATGACTTTGAAATTGTTGTAGGTTGGGGCCAAAGTGTGCCATGGCGTGAGTGTGGAGTGCCTTTTTCCTCTGGATCAAACTTTTCGGCAGGTACACGTCTTGTCAACACAGGTGATTCGGCTAAACAATCTAACGGGATTCTGGAACTTGCTGTACTCAATGATTTGGTTAGTCCGAGTGCTGACGCATCGATTTCGATCAATGTGTTCGTTTCTGCGTGTGATGATTTCAAGTTGGCTGGGCCTAAGAATAGTGATTTATCTA